TTATTACCCAATAAGGACTTTCTTACCCTATCGTAAGAAATAGAAAAGAGCAGGTGGTTAGCCTGCTCTTGTGTCATCCACGAGGGATGGTAACTTGCTTTCTTTCATCCATCCACGCCTTGAGCGCGTCTGGCGCAATCGCTTCAAGCTCCGCGACTTGCTCCTTAATCTCCTTGCCAACCCTCTGCACCGTAGCCTTGTAATGGCGGGCAAACCGCTCTGTGATTGGCACGATTCTTTCCTGTCTGTGCTGCATGATTAAAGCGCCGTTATCGGTAATGTGCTGGCCTAAGAGGATTGCATCCTGAATAGGGTCCGACTTGGACGGTTTAGCAATAATCGGATGAACGTCCGACAGCTTGCGGACGGGATTAGAGACGCGCGCAACCTTTCCGACTTCAGGACGGACGGGTTTAAAGACGCTTCCAAACGGTCTGGAAACTCCCTTAGCCCAACCGGACACGTCGCCATGTCCTAGCCTGCCCGTAAGGATTGCCTCACGCTCTGCCTGATTCCAACGAATCTCATTTGCGAGTCCGTTGGCTTTAACGTTTGATTGTGGTTTCATGGGGGAAAATGGCAAAACCCCACACCTTGCGAGTGTGAGGTTTGCTCCCTGCCTTAACCCAACGCTTCAGCCGTGAGAGCCGAAGTGTTGAACCGATACGCCTGTGCGCCGCGTTGGTCATTGGCCTTCGCCGTGATGACGGCAACGGGTTTGTGACCCTCGGGAACCTCGGCGTTGGCCTTGCGCGCGATTTCCGCACGCTGCTCATAGCTGAGTTTCCGCCCTTTCATCGCGCCGAAGAAGTTATCGGCGGCGGATTCAGAGGGAAGGCCTTTCTTGTCGGCGCTGGCACCCAACGCTTGCGCGAGGATAATCAGCGAACCGAAACCCAACTTCACGCCAGCCTGACGGCTCGCGAGACGGGATTCAGAGTAGGACTTCACTTCGGCTTCGCATTGGGCGTGAAACGCTTTTTGCTTGGCTTCGGCTTCGGTCTGGGTGGCAGGGTTTTGTGCAACGTTGCTCATGTTATTACCTTTTCATCTGACATTTCCGCCGCTAGTCGCTAGTCGCGAATAGGTTTGGATTTGACCGCAGCGCGCCCGTAAGAGCGCAAGTCCTGCGACAAAGTGTGAGAGCAACGTGGCGAACCAATCGGGAACGCTTTCAGGGGGGTTAAGCCCTTCGCGTGGCGGAGCCGTAGCTCAACGCCTGAACCTGACCGGGAACCTATGGGAAAGAGAATCGCCTCGGGGGGCGACAAGTGCCGGGCCGCATCGCAGGGGGCGCGAGCCGTGAGGCACTCCTTATTCCCCCTGACAACTGACCTAGCGTGCCGAGTGAGCAGGTTAGTTGAGCCGAGTGCAACGCTATTCGTGAACACCTGCTAAACCCCATGAGAACCAATGAGTTAAAATTCCGTAATGAGTGCAACGATACACAAGCGAGAGAGCAGGTCCGCGCCTATCCGCAACCAATTGGCAAACAAATGGAATCAGACCACAAAACCACGAGCCGCCTCAACCTAATTCTTTTCCATGCCAAGTGATGAAACAATCGGATATGGCACGATAATTGAACTAGGTAGCTGGCTGCGCTTATTCCATGCCAACAAGAGAAACCAAGTCAAAAGGCATAAGAGTTGCTGCGAACCTGACCGGAGTTGTAACTGGAGTGGTTACACTTCCTCACTTTCAATTTGCAAGTGACTCTGCCCTAGGGAACCCGAGGCCACCACCCTCGACTTAGGCGACCCTGATGCACCCCCTAGGCTTAGAAAGACCCCGTATGATTTACCACGCATAGAGAACCTATATTTTTAGTAGTTTGCAGGGCCTATGGCCTATGGGTTGCATCTAATTTTTAATTTTTGTTATTACTATTTTACTTGACTTAGTGTTATCATTATGTATTAAGTGATAACAAATATGACACCAATATGCGATAACAAGAAAAGGCGCGGTAGACCGGCTACGGGAATAACCAAGAAGTTCTTTGCCAAGAGACTTACGGACGACGAGGTAGTAGCTGTTACTGAACTTCTTTCTAAAGGAGTAGTAAAGGCGGCTCCGGAATCTGACGAGAAAAAGTGGAAGGAATTGGCGGAATCGGCTCGAAAGGAACTTCAGGACTTGAAGAGGATTATGGACGAAGCGGCCAAGACCAACCACACCGGGCCGTTAATGTTAATTGGCAAATCCGATGATAAGGAGCTTAAAAAGGTTAACGATATGCTAATGGCAGCCGTAGAAGAGAATGCGGGCCTAAGGGAAGAGATTCTTGGACTTCAGGCAGATTTGATGGTGATGACCGAAATGGGCTTGGATGAGAAGGGTAAGAAGGGGTGGCATATGTTCTACGCCCTCCAGAGGAAGGTTGCCGGTGATTCGTATTCCCAAACCGATGCTTGAAGATAGTTGAATAAATCTACTTGACTCTTTTTAGAGGCGGGAATTTCTTTACAAACGTAATCTAACCACCACCAACTCAAACTACTACGTAAATGGCTAACTTCTACCTCTACCGTATCTCCGCAACCTACCCAGCAGGACAACCTCCTGTAAATGGTGTCTATCCGGCGGCAACCCGTTTCATCCCCCAATACTCCCCTGATGCTGGAACTTCTTGGAGGGCGATTTATCCGGGCGACCAACCCCAAGCTCTAAGCGAGGCCCAGAACCGCTTGTCAGAAGCCGTTTCAGCCGAGAATACCCTTCGTGAGAAGATTATCGCGGGAACCCTTGGAACCTTCCAAGACTTCATCGCGTATCCTTAATCGGTCGTCGTAACTCATCTAAACTACCATGTCCTTCTATTCTTATCGCATCATGCAAATCTACCAACCCCGTCAGGCGCTCAACGCCCAGACAGGAGCCGTAGATGTTTCCGGGGATACCCGCTTCGTTCCAGAGTTCTCTTCCGACGGGACCAACTTCCGTCCGGTAGACGTGTTCCCAACTCAAAGCCTGATTGAAGCCCAGCAACGCTTGGCTTACATCATCGCCAACGAGAATACCTTCAGAGAGCAGGTTGTAACCGGGAACGCCGGAACTCTCACGAAGTTCTACCAATATCCGTAATAGGCTAGTTGTTTTCTTGACAAACCCAGATAGAAATGTCTGGGTTTTGTCATGTCTAGACCTAAAAAGGAAACAAAGCCGGTAGTCTTCTACCGGAGGGTAAGCGTCAAGGAGTATTCGCTTTTGAAGCAATACCTTTCGGACGTGAGAGAACAAGAACTTCTACGGGTATCACACCAAGGTCGGTTGATGCTAGCTGAGAAAAAGCGGCTGGAGAGAGGTCAAGCTTTCTATCCGGAAGGAATCGAGGACTTGGACCCCAATCCGTCACCGTCGCAATTACCGCCTTGTCGCCTGACTTGACGATTAAGACTGTTCCCTTAGGGTAGTCCCTGCTAGCCGCGACCATGGCCTTATCCCCTTCGTGGGGATGGAACCAGCTAGCCAGCGTAGCGAAGCAAGGTGTCGATAGCAGAATCGTCAGGAAGGCCATTTCTAGCCCTTTTAAGGCCCTTTGAAGCCCGATGGGTATCTTGACCCTCATTTTAGGTCAAATCGCCGTATAAGCCAAAGCAAGGGCGTTGCTGGTCATTTTATGAGGTCAAGTAACGGATGTCATCAACCGAAACCTCTACCTCGGTTCCGATATGGAGCTTGAAAGCTTCATAAAGCTCATCTGCCCTAGGGTCTTTAGGGGAATGGCCGAAGCCAACGGAACAGAATCTCCTCCAGTCTAGTTTAGTCCTCAGTTCCCATTCCGCCTGAAGTTCACTCCTAGTTGGACCCCAATACGACCTATCCTTCTTGTGCAGGTCAAGTTTTCTCTCAAGTTCTTGTATTTCCGCGTCAAGCTTCTTCTTTTCCTGCTCGGCTATGGCACGATACTTCTCAAATTGGACTTGATTCTTGGCAGATTTATCCGCCGCCAGCTTCTTGGCGTGCGATAGATTGATTCGGATATTCGTGCTCATGGATATTTGTGGACGACGCCAAGCTTCTCATCGTCTTGTTTTCTTAGGTCGATGTAATGGATAGCTTCCTTCAAGGTATAGCGGTAAGGCAATCCCGGCATCTTGTTCCAGCAGGTTCCTCCATCCTCGGATTCCTCCGGGAAGAATTTACCCTTTAGCTCAAGGATTCGGTAGAGCTTCACTTGACGATAAAGATATGGATTTCAAGACCCGCCTCCTGAGCCTGCTCAATCATATCTGACGTTCCGCGACTCTCTCCGTCGAAGATAGCAATAAGATGACCATCCGGCTTGGCGTATTCAGCCATCTGGGTATTCCGCCTACCTCCCGCTCTTACGTCGTATTGAGAGCCGTCGTCCCTCGTCCTGATGTTGGCATCGGGGTGGGATAGGTCTTCCCAATCAGCCGGAAAGCGTTTAACTGGGATGCCTTTGGATTGAGCCCAAAGCTCCCCTACCTTGTCAACCCCTCCAGCACAACCCGAGATTACTTCAGTAATAGGCAGGTTGAAGCTCTCGATAGCCTTGAATATCAAAGGCACGCTCTTAATCTTTCTTCCGCCAGCGATGATAGTTTTCATGGTAATGGTAAAGCTTCGTCTATAGATGGTTCGATTTCTTGGCAACGGAGAACTCCTTCGGAGTCCGTCGTGTAGTCCCAATACCAACCTTCCGCCTCCTCCAAATCGGTCAGCCTATTGGTGTGGTCGTTCATCAACTCTGTCCAGCGTTCGTGGGTCATAGGAAACAGGATAGGAATTTAATAGCCATGATAGCAACCCAAAGGGCTACTACCGTCATAACTAGGAATCCAAACAGGATAAAGATAGCTTTCATGGTTTCATTGGCGTTCGTAAGGGTCGTTAGGATGGAGTCGTTGCATGATTTTCTCGGCAGATTCGATTGTCTTTGCAGGGTAGTCTTCCTTCTTGTCGGACCCGCCTCCACCTTCAATCCCGGCTCTGATGCAGAGCATGGAGAACTCATGGTCTGAGATAAGAGGCTTACTGGCTACGTGCTTCAGGTATTGGTGAATCCTGACTATATCCTCCAGCACCGCGTTAGGAGTGGACCGCGCCTCTTTCAAGGACTTAATCCAATCGTCGTTGGAGATGGTGTTGAATTTAACTTCCTTCATAGCGATGTAATCTGGTGATGATGTTGCGCGGCTTTTCCTGTCCGTTCTCCTTCTTGAATCGTTTAATATCCATCAAGGAGTAAAGCTTGGCTTCCTCCCATTGGCCAATCGGATGCCAAGGAAGCAGCCAGCCCCTTGACGCTTCCGCCATGTAGATAGGCTTGTTAACCCCATCATTGAAGTCAAGCTCTCGAATTCGGTATCTCATAGTATTTTCTCTCCCCATTCCTTGAGTTTGTTGTAGACTTTCTGCGTGATATACTGACAGAGGTAGCAATGGGGCTCGTGATGGTTGGTGTCAAGCTCATGGCTGATGTATTCCATGATGTTGTTGGTAACATGATATATCTCGTGAGCCAAAACCCCGTGGTCAATCTTGCCCCTTGTCAGGAAGACGGCATTGGCAAACCCGCGATTAGTCGTCAACGCCTGCATATTATCCTCAGGTTTGTAATACCCCAACCTTTCCGTCCACTTCTTGGATGTTCTGGTCTTTGCCATCGAGTCCGACACGACTATCCACACTTGAGAGTGGTAGATGTCGATGCTGAACTTGTAGGTTTTTTCGTTTAGTTTTCCTGAAGATTTCATCGTAGTTCTCCCTGAATTTAGGGTTGTTGTAGCCTATGATTGGCCGTTTACCTTTGCCGTTCATTCTCCCGTCCATTTCTCGTATTCTGGTGAGAGGTAATTCTGAACCGGCAGAGCCATCTCCTTGGGTTCTGGTTTTGCTACAGGATTGGCGGAATGAGGGTAGTCGTATTGAGATTCTATGGTTCTGCCTCTTTGCTTGCCGGTTGAGTCTTCGTTGTAGACATGAAACATCGCCTCAACCTTGTATTCCTCAGGTTTCCGCGCCAAGTCCAACTGAACATGTCGATGGAATCTGTCTATCGCTGTGATGGGGCTAAGACAAAGGGTGTCGAACACCGCCTCCGTCTCACCTAGCCTGTATTTGAATCTGAATAGTTTAGTGCTCATGTTGTCATCATGTTAACTTCTGTAATCGGCCTATTGTCCAAGGACTTAGGTAGGTCTCCTCGCTGAATTCGCAGATAGGTCTCCATCATGCAAAGCGCGTTCCAAACGAAGGCTACAAGATGGTCTTCATCATTTCTGCCCAGCCACCACTTCCATAGGTGCCTCATGGCTGAGTTAAGATACTCCCCGAGCGGTATGCCCTTCTCCCAATTCCTAGCAGAGTATCGTGCGGCACCCTTCTCAAAATGGATGGCTACGTGGTCTAGGGTCTCAAGCGGTAGTAGGTCCCACCTCCCCTTTGGTTCCTTGCCGCCATCTCTTACTGCTCCCGTTCCAAACTCGCGCTCAGAACCGGATGTTTTAAGTGGTTGATTTATCATCGGTTATCCTCCGTGGTCGCAATCGCAGGGCTTATAGCATTTACATTTAGGGCATTCAAGAGCCACGCCTATCGCAATATCCTCGATAGTCTGGCGTGCTTCTGCAAGTTCTTCCTCAAGTCTGTCGATGGTATCGTGTAGTTGTTGATTCTCTTTAAGCAGGTCGGTGATGACCCTATCGGTTGCGTTCATCGTTCATCCCCCGCTTGAGTTACCTTAGGCAACCCCGCCGCTACAAGCCGCTCCTTGCCGTTTCTAAGGCCCTTCCAGCAGCTTTCGCACACCAGCTCCCCTAATTCCCTATCCACCCTCTCGGGATACATCTGGAAGGTCAGGAAAGGCGTTTCCTGAGGAGCTACGTCAAGAATGAACTCCTTGCAGCAGCCGCATCGGATAAGCTCATCGCCTGTTACAAAAGGAGTTAGGTTGTTCATTTTTTTCGCAACTCCTTCAAGATTGCATCCAAGTCAGACCAAATCTGAGTTAAAGTCCATGCTATTACTCCAAGCAGGAAGAATGATAGAAATTCAATCATAGTGGAACTACGAAGTAGATTCGTGAAGGGCTTTGTTCAAACCGAATCATGTTACGAGTCAACAACCATTCCGTCGATTGTGAGTAACCCTTGTGACCGAACTCCTTGGCCAAATCAAAGGAAGCGCATCCCGGATGGTCCGCGATGAACTTCCTTACCTTCTTGGCTTTGAGGGCCGCCTTTGCCTGATGCGGCAAACGCCCTGCAACGTAATCTTCTTGGGGCGCTGTCATGCGCTCCCCGTCTTCCCATTTAGGTTGGCTCAAGATACCTCCATAGACGCAACGTATTGACGGCGCGCCTTCGTATTGCGATGATTGTGCTTGTTCAGTTGACCCAAACGAGACCGAGGTTTAATCGGCTTCGGAAGCAACCACCAGAGAGGTTGCGATTTCTTACAAGACCTTGGCCTTGGTTTTATTTTGATAAGTCTCCTTTGTTGAGTTACGACCACACCAAATCATAGGTTATCGCCTATGTCCAGCAAAATAATGAAATTCCTTGACTTTTACCTATGAAGTTCTATTAGTCGATGGAGTGAAAAGACTAAGTGATAATCAAATTATGTATCGGGCGTATCTTTCAACGCCGGTCTGGAAAACGAAGAGATTAGAGGCCCTGAATCACTACGGCTGCAAGTGCATGAGATGCGGCGAGTGGGGAAACGACGTTCACCACAAAACCTACGAACGAGTAGGAGGAGACGAGTTGATGGAAGATTTCGAGATTATGTGTAGAGAATGCCATGAGGCACATCATCGTGCTGAAAGATATGGCGGAAAACGAAAGAGTAAGGAGCGACGCGGCATTCATCGTCGAGCCATCTTTTCGGCCTTGAGCAGAAAACATATCAAGATATTATTCGAGGAATTTCCAAATATAGGCAGACCATTCGCTGCTATCGCATACGGAGATGCCGCCATAGCAGACAGAGCGGCAAAGTTGCTTGGATTTGATTACGCTTATGGGGATGCCACAAGGAAGAAAAAGCCGGACCCGCGATGGCCCGTCCGTCCGCCATCTAGTTTTAGACGCAATAATGAGCATTTTAATAAATTGCAACCATCTGGTTATCAAGGATTTGTGATAGATGAGAACCCCAACAAGTGGAAAAAGCTTGATTCTATTAAAGCTTTATGTTTGGTGTAGTTCAGTTTAATAGGTCGATGTGAACCGAATAATCACACATGTCCCAAAGAATTGGCTTCCAAATTAAGGTCACTGGGTAGAAAGGGCTACGAAAGTAGAACTTCCCAGCTCGGGCGTCTGAAAAGACTGGGTGTGTGAGTTCTTTTTATACTGCCGGGCTACGTCAATCGTAGGCGGCATTTCGGGTCTGTGATGTAATGTTAGCATCTCTCCCTTTTAAGGAGTATCGTCTCGGTTAGAATCCGGGCAGACCCACCATGCGCGTTGAATCAGATGGCTAGATTGCTCCCTGCAAAGGAGTCATAAATAGGTTCGATTCCTATAACGCGCTCCACTTTCGCCGGTTTCCTCGACAGGGATTGTCGCACCTTTTCTGCGGGTCGCTGTCAGGCTCTATAGGGCTATAAGCAAATTCGGCACCAATTTACGGGGATATAGCTCAGTCGGTAGAGCAGTTGCTTTGCAAGCATCAGGTCAGCGGTTCGAGGCCGCTTATCTCCACCATTTACGCGCCGGTAGGGAAGAGTAACCCACCCGATAGATTATCGGGAGAACGGATAGTAACGGAATCCTCGGCGCGCCATTTCATGCGGTAGTAATTCAGCCCGGTTAGAATGCCAATCTTCCAAATTGGACGCCGAGAGTTCAAATCTCTCCTACCGCACCATTTCGGGGGTTAGGACTAATGGTGGTCGCCAAGCTGTAAACTTGGTAACTTTTCAAGTAGGTGGTTCGATTCCGCCAATCCCCACCATTCTGTAGACGCTGGGCATAAGCGAAATCACGGTTGACGTGAATGCCGATTTTTCGGGGTTGTAATTCAACTGGCTAGAATGCGCGCTTGATAGGCGTGACGTTGCGGGTTCAAATCCTGCCTTCCCCACCACTTTATAGGCCCGAGCATGGGATGCAAAGCGAACTCCAAATCCGCTTATGAAAGCTCGACTCTTTCCGGGTCTGCCATTTTGTATGTGTCCATTAAGTATCGTAGCCACGGTCTGGATAGCTCTCTGCCTAATCGTAGTCGGAGATGGCGATAAAGACCATAAGTAATAACTTGGAGAAATAGTTCAACTTGGTAGAACGCGCGGTTGAAGCCCACGAAATAAGGGTCCGATTCCCTTTTTCTCCACCATCCACGGCCCTGACGAGGGGTGCGACAAATACTCGTCACAATTTACGCTCCTTCTCATGTTCCTCAATGCGAGCATGAGGTAGATACGCATAGCTGGAAACGGCTAGGCAAGGGGCACCAATTTACGCAGGGAGATAAGGCATCAAATTTGGCTCATACCCAAATCGTAAGCGGCGTCAATACCCGCCCCTGCATCCATATCAGTCCGTAGCCTAAAAGTGAGGCGCACCGTTTGGGGCGGTGAATAAGCTGGAGCGTTACCAGCCGGGCTGACCATTTTATGATTCTCGCCAAGAATCATGCGCGCACACTAAACCAGCGGCATGGTGTTAATCTTGGGTGTTACTCTCATGGGAAACCATGCGGGAATCTTCTGGTGCGTTGTTGAAGTGGTATCATGCTCCTCTGTCTAAGTAGCATCGCGGGTCCGATTCCCGCACGCACCGCCATTTCATTGGGGATTGTTGTAACGGTAGCGATTCTGTTTTACATACAGAAAGAACGGGTTCGATTCCTGTATCCCCAACCATTCTCGTTAAGGCAAACTGGTGAGCCGCGTGTCTGTTAAACACGGTCGATACATCGTTCGAGGCGATGAGCGAGAGCCATTTTAGAGAGGGCAGGCGGAATTCTTGTCAGGCAGGAATTAAAAATCTCTCAGCAAAAAGACCCGCCATATTTCAGGTTATGAGAACGACCCGAGTTCCGAGGCGTTTAACAAGTATCGGCCTTATTGGTGCGTAGTGTAGTGGTAACACACGACTCTTTGAAAGTCAGGTTGCTGGTTCGATTCCAGCCGCGCCATCCACTTTATTGGGAATTAGTGTAACGGTAGCACGCCGCTCTCTGAAAGCGTCTGTCAAGGTCCGAATCCTTGATTCCCAGCCATTTTGATGGATTCGTCTGTCAAGGCACTAGGTCGAGGCTTATCCGACTAGGGTGATGACCAACATCCATGCGGGTTGTAAGCATAAAAGGTGATGCTCTGGCCTCTTAAGCCTGAGAACGGGGCTCGATACCCCGACAACCCACCACTTTACGGTAGTGTAGCTCAGCGGGCGAGAGCGCGGGTATCATAAACCTGAGGCCGGTGGTTCGATTCCACCCTCTACCACCATGGTCTTGAAAGTCATATGGGTGACTACGGCATTGGTAATGCTGAAGAAGTCGGTTCGATTCCGACCTTGACCTCCATTTTGGGCGTGTGACGGAACTGGTATACGTGCAAGTCTTAGAAACTTGATTTTGTGGGTTCGACTCCCACCTAGCCCACCATTTTACGGCGGTATCTTCTAGCTGATTAGGAACGCGGCTTCTCAAGTCGTTAACGCGGGTTTGACTCCCGCTACCGCCTCCACTTTATGTCCCTATCGTCTAGCGACCTAGGATGAAACGCTTTCACCGTTTCGACGCGGGTTTGAATCCCGCTAGGGACTCCATTTATGCCGGGTTGGTGGAATGGCAGACACAGAAGACTTAAACCCTTCAGAGCAATCATGCGAGTCCGACTCTCGCACCCGGCACCACTTTGGCCAGATGATGAAATGGGTAGACATGGTAGACTCAAAACCTACCGCCGAAAGGCGTGAGCGTTCAACTCGCTCTCTGGCCACCACTTTGGTTCTGTAATGTAATTGGCAGCATCGACAGCCTTATAAACTGTGTGCGCTAGATAAGCGCCGAGCCTCGGTTCGATTCCGAGCGGAACCACCACTTTACGCCCTTGAAGCATTGCTGGCGATGCGACGCACTTGTAATGCGTAGATAGCAGGTTCGATTCCTGTCATCGGCTCCATGCAAGAAAAGTCTTGACGGTAAGACGCGGAATTCGTAATTCTGAGGCTACGGGTTCGACCCCCGTTTCTTGCTCCATTCACAAACCATAAAATACCATGTCTGATGCTCCTTATGACGCCGGAATCAAAAAGCCGGTAAACACCACAACCAATCCAGCAAGTTCTGGATTCGTTCGCACCAACCCCTACTCCCAGACTATTCGTTCTGGAGCGGTTGACAAACTAGCTCAGGACTACCAAGGCCCTGAAGACGAAAGTGAATCCCTGAACGAGCAGCGTCAGGTAAACAAAGGATAATTCTATCAGGTGCGTGGCCCAGTTGGTAGGGGCATCGGTCTGTGAAGCCGAGGAAGTTGGTTCGATTCCAATCCACCTGACCATTTCGCGTCTGTAGCTCAGTTGTATAGAGCAAGCGGCTTCTACCCGCAAGGTCGGGGGTTAGAGTCCCTCCAGACGCACCATTTTATGGGTCTATGGTGAAATTGGACATCACCTCCGTTTACGAAGCGGATGTTTTCGGTTCGAGTCCGGATAGACCTGCCATTTAAACCTTGACATCGAACTACGAATATGATTGTTCATATTCTCTATGGCGAGATGTCAAGCAAAGGAGAAGTTTATCAGAAGCGGTGTTCCATACATATGCAATATATGTAACATTGGCGGGGAATGGCTCGGTAAAAAGCTGACTCTTGAATTAGACCATATTAATGGCAATAATTCAGATGACAATTTTTCAAATTTGCGTTTACTGTGCCCAAATTGCCACTCTCAGCAGCCAACGACAAATCGAAAGAAGTCAAGGTCTGGTTCGCAAGAAACATATGTTAAGAAGATTACGCCAGATAGGGTCATTGATTTAGCTAAATCTGGCAGAAATATAAGACAAATTCTATTTGCCCTTGAATGTTCTGATACAGGGTTTAATTACAAGACAATCAGAAAGATACTTAAGGTCCATGGCGTAGAGATACAATCTAAAGCAAAGATTGTATTCTCATTTGATGGAAGAACTATTGGTGGACCGAGAATATGGTCTAGAAAAACTACTTGGCCATCAAAATTGGAGCTTCAAAGGCTCGTCGATTCGGAGTCTGCAATTAAAATAGGAAAGAGGTTCAATGTATCTGGAACCATGGTAAAGAAATGGTGTAGACTTTATGGAATTGAATCAAAGCCTCGTGGATATTGGGCAAAAATCCACTCTCAACAATTATTATTGTCTCGTAGCTTAACGGATAAAGCCCTTGTTTCCTAAACAAGCCGACATCAGGGTTCGATTCCCTGCGAGACAACCACTTTATGACAATTAACGACAAGGACATAGCTGTAGTAAAATCTGATTCTCACCTTTCCAAATGGATTGGTGAACATGGCCGCTTGGACATCCAAGAGGAGTTCCTAAAGCTATTTCAACATCATATCACGGCTGGTGGCGTGGTCGCAGACGTAGGCGCGTGCCTTGGCGACCATGCGCTAACCTACTCAAGATTTGTTGGAGAACGCGGTTTCGTCCATGCCTTCGAGCCTAATCCGGTGGCTTGTGAGTGCTTGACGTATAACCTCAAGCACATGCTTCCTAACGTAATCGTCCATCCTTATGGATTGGGCGCGGTCACGACGACCGCTCATGTCATCTCTAGGATTGGTCAAGAGGACAATTTAGGGGCCAAGCAACTCAAGGAAGGCGGTTCTATCCGGATTGAGACTCTTGATGTTGTCGCTCAGCATTGGCTGAGGCTGGATTTTCTTAAGATAGACGCAGAAGGCTGGGAGCCTGATGTTCTTGCGGGAGCCAAGGAAACCATCATGCGATTCCGTCCTGTCATGCTTGTCGAGGTCAATAGACCCGTTCTTGAGCTTAGAGGCCATACTCCAAGCAAGCTCTTTAACATGATTGTCAATTTGGGTTACACTTACCGACCCTCGGAACCCCATATCCCTATGGATTCCGACCAGCTAGACGTGTTGTGTATTCCTCTTTAATTTTATGGATAGATGGGCGAGTCTGGTTTATGCCGGTAATCTTGAAAATTACTACTTCGCAAGGGGTCGCGGGTTCAAATCCTGCTCTATCCGCCATGGTAAGTTAATCAGCTAGGTGCTGAACCGCATTGCTAATGCGAGGGAGCCGCAAGGCTTGGACTTCGAGTGTTCAACTTACCGCCATTTTATGCCAGAAATAAACACAAGCTACAAGTTACCAAACTTCCCTCACACGTCTAGAATCCATCCTATTACGGGTGTTGAGCACAATCCATGCGATACAGGATATGAGCCGCCGATTGACTCGTTTCCTAGCGATGATTTAAAGCGTTGGAAGTCAATGGTAATTGATATTCCTAGGGATGATGTGGAAAGGGCGCGTTTTAACGACATGATGGCTCGGGTGGCTAAAAGCTTCTCGGAGATGACCGGGAATGAGGTTCTCTGGCATAACATCAAGGATTCATGTTGCAATATCTTTGGAGATTATGGATTCTTCATCGTTCGAAGGAAATAACCATGGAAATTCATCCGACTCAACAAAACGAAGTTGCGTGGTCAAGCTGGCTACCGGCTTTAGGCTATGCTTTAGGAAACTCACACGGACCCGTCCTAGAAATAGGCATTGGTCATTTCTCGACTCCTTTCCTGCATGAGTTCTGTAAAGGCGCGAATCGTGAACTATGGTCGATTGAGTCAGATGATACGTGGCGTAAGAACTTTGAGGGCAGGTATGCTTGGGATACATCTTCAGATAGAGACCCCGCATTCCATCGCTTTGGCTATCCGATGAAGAACCCACCCGCTATCGAGTTCCAGAAGAGCGTCAATTGGGGGGTGGTTTTTATTGATGATTCTCCCGGAGGAGAAAACCGCGCCAAGCACTTCCGGTCCTTTATCGACCATTCAGAATACGTCGTTGTCCACGATTACTGGAGGGATAACGAGGAGGCTATCAAACCCCTCTTGGAAGGAGTTAATTACAAGGTGTTCCATGACTACGAGCCGCCTACCCTCCTTGCTAGTAAGATACATAAGTTGTAATTTAGTTCTTGAGTCTGGGCAGAAATTCTGATTCGTTAGTCTTACAAGGATAACGAATGGACAAGTCATATCTGAACGAAGAGGTAACTCTGGTTCTGAATAGTCTGTGGCAACCGATTGGTTGGACGACGCCAAAAAAGGCGATTGTCATGCTTTCGTCTGAAACCGGCCAAAACCCTCCGGGATGGATTCTGGACGTTACTCCTGACGGTATCAACCGCTACACTTGGGATGAATGGGTTGAACTGCCTCTAGAAGCCCGGCATTTGCCCCTTTTAGCCAATCGTAGGGCAATTAGGCTTCCGTGTGTGGTAATAGCCGGGGGTTACTCCCGGATGCCCGTAAAAGGGCAAGGATTCAGTTCTAGGGCCATCCAGAGGAGGGATAAGAACACCTGCCAAGTATCCGGAAGGAAGCTTGGGCCGGGTGAGGGCAATCTGGGCCATTTGAAGGCCAAAGCCAAGGGTGGCAAGAGAACCTTCGAGAACATCATTTGGATGGACAAGCAGCTTAACCTACTGCAAGGGACCAGAACCATCGAAGAGATGGGTTGGAGTCTTTTTAAGCCGCCAGAGGCCCCAAAGCCACTGCCTGCCTGCATGGACATCACCCCCCGTCTTCCCGACCACGAGAAATTCTGCATTACACAACAATGAGCCACGTTTGGAGATTTGAACCGGATTCATCGATGGAAGATAGCCGAGAGGCTTATGTTCCTGTCAAGAAGACCCGCGAACCTTCGTGGCGTTGTCCAGAGCACCTAAAACTCACATCCGACATGAGGAAGGACTTCGTTCGCAACGAGCGCGGAGAGGCCATCTCCAAGGACAGAAGGCTTGTTTTGGACCCGCGTCCTGCAATCTTGGTTCCACAACGGCCTATTCGATTCATACACCTATGAGATATTTCTCTCCAAATAGCAAGAAGACTCCAGATGGCGCAGGAAAGGTAAGCAAGATAACCGGCGGTAATCAACTGAGGCATGAGGGGTATTGCTACGTCAAGCTTAAGAAGTATGGGATGTGGGATGATGAAGCGGCTAGGAAATCTAAGTTGACGATTACAAAGATTATCCACGATAACTGAAAGAATTCTATTGACTATTTCTAAGAAAGTTTCTATGGCTAAATCCCATGAAGAGATAAGCGCGAGCGGAAGCGGTAGCGAGCGCGCCCAGAGAACCCCGGTTGTCTTGGAAATGTTAAATGACTACAAAGATAAGAATACCCTTAAAGGGTTATCTATTGCAAGAAGTAAGGCGATAGCCTTAACCCGGTTAACCCAGAGCACCCGAAGAGGCCGCTATACAGGTCGCGGCCTACATAGGGCTAAGATGTTAGAAATAAAATCCATCGTCGTTAATGATAAGGTCGTTGTCAAAGATAATAGCTATTGACAATCTCCGTATCCAACCCATTCTTATCGCCTACAACCTATGAGTAAAAAGAAATCGTCGGGTCCAATCCGCAAGATTGTTGTAATCAGCGATACTCACATCGGCAGCACCAAAGGGTTGCTTTGCCCCGGATTCACCACCCACGAGGGAAATGAGATTAAGCTCAACGCAATGCAAGAGTGGTTGTGGATGTGCTGGGAACGCGCGAATGACTTTATCGAGGAAGTTGTAGATGACGAACCTTACGCTCTCGTTCTAAACGGAGACTTGGTTGAAGGAATTCATCACCACACCACCGAGGTCTGGAGCCCGAAGGTGAAAGACCAAGTTACAGCCGCCATCCAAGTTCTTGGGCCGCTGTCTGCCAACGCCCGTCATACATTCGTCGTAAACGGAACGGAATGCCATACCCGAGATAATGAAGACACTATCGCTGAAGTATTGGGTGCTGAAATCGACCACCAGACCGGAAACTTCTCATTTGAGAGATTAACCCTAGAGCTTAATGGGATTCGCCATGTCTTCAGACACCATATCGGAACCACAATCAGAAGAGGATTGGCGGGAACACAATTGTCGGCTAACCTTGCTGAAGAACAGGTCGAATCTATTAACAATGGAGAGCGAATTCCTCGCGTTGTCTGCTGTGCTCATCGACACAAATTCGGACAATACCAAGACAATAACGGATTGCTCGTCGTCTCTCCTCCATGGCAAGGCTTGACAAGGTTCGGCCACAAGGTAGTGTCGCAGGCCAGAACCCAACCCGGACTATTTATTCTCGATTACTCAAACAAACAACAAGGAGAACTACCAGATGTCAAGTCGCGCACCTATCGCACGCCAGAACCACAAGCCGTCTACCTCTGAACGAGATTTCGTTTTAGACTCCCTTCCGGGAGAGCATATCGACTCCTTCTTCAAGAGGACTGGAAAGAAGGCGTCTGGAGGAGTTGAGGTTGTAGGAACCAAAACCCATGCCGCTTTGGAATCTGATTGGCTGAAAGACTTCCAATCTAGCAATCCGCATGGCCGTCCAGAAGGAACCGGATGGCTTACGCCTAATGAAATGGCTGAACAGGCCGGTGTAGAGGCTCAAGTTATTCGCAGATACCTATCAAAGAACAAAGACAAGTATGAACAAGCTAAGGGAACCATCAAACTCGACGTTGGCGCAAGGGCGGTCACGTTCTTTAGGCTTGCCCAGACAAGAACCGTATCTCCGTTACCAAGGTCTTCCCGGTAATTCAGGTCGCCGTTATCCAGCAACCCTATGGGAAAGACTCAAAGAAAATCCTCCGAGAAAGGGCTGATGCCCAACGCCCTGATTATCTCAACGGTAGATGGTCAGGAGTTGATTGTCCCGGCGGACAAGGAGGAGAACGCCATAGCCAACAAGATTCTAGCTGCCCAAATCAGGCAGCAGATTCAAACCAACATCAAGCGATACAAGGACTCCGAGGAGCTTCTTACCCCCAAGCAACTCCTTGAGTTAGCTCAAGCCGCCCACGCCCTCCAGAAGTTTTCGGGAGATGTTTACCAAGGTTCCGACCCAATGGCAAACAGGCCGGATAACTCAGGACCGACAGAAGTCAAAGTAGAGGAAGTCAGTTTCGATAAACTAAATGACAAACCAGCAGGCGAAAGCGATACACCATCTGGTGGTTGACGGAAAGTGGCAGGAAGCCGCCAATCTCGCAACGTCTATGATTGGTCAACCGCCTGCCAGTAGGACTCAATCCCAAAGTGTTGCAATTCTAAGGAGCCTTTTTCAGCACCTCCTCGACGCGGAAAATTACCTCGCCGCCGCGACACTTCAGTGGGGTCCGGATGTATTCCTGACAGAGCCAGAATCCGTTGTAAGGGCCTTCCAAGTGATGGTGCCTAATAACAAGATTCTCATGTGTGGGGGGTCAAGTCTTGGGAAAACTTATGGCGTAGGTGCTTGGATGTTATTGGATTACCTAAGAGACCCGTATTACACTTCGGTTAAACTGGCTGCTATCTCAGAGAAGCACCTTAAGGAAAATCTATTTCCGCATTTGGTAAAGCTATGGAGGAACCTTGCCATTCCTTCCGCCCACAATATCGAGGTTAGGGAGTCCGACCTTTGGATGGGAATCAAGGCGGCTGGATTCGAGTTCGGCGTTTCCGGTATTGCTTTCAAGCAGTCTCAAGAGACTTCCGGCCAATTCAAGGGCTATAAATCCATGCCGGTTAGGAAGAGACCACACCCAAAGTTCGGCCACTTTTCTCGACTTAGAGTGCTGGGCGACGAAGGTCAAAATTGGCCCGGTGGCCCTTTTCAGGACTTTAACTCTCTTATCGCATCCATGGACGGTCCCGACAAGATTAAGATTGTCATGGCCTTCAACCCTGAGAATACGCATTGTCGAGTAGTTCAGATGGCCGAGCCAGACCAAGGCTGGAATTCCGAGGATATGGAAACGTTATACGATTGGGTTTCCAAGAAAGGATGGACAGTTTGCAGGCTCGATGCGGCAAAATGCGAGAACGTCATCCAGAAGAAGACGGTTTACGAGGGCCTGCAAACCTACGAAGGTTATTTAGGCTATCTAAAGGACGGAGGAGATAACTCAGCCGCCTACTCGTGCTTTGCTCGCGGTTGGCCTCCGATGAAGGGGTCAATTGACACCATCATTCCTCCGGGCTGGCCGCAGCAGGCAAGGGGAGAGGCTACGTTCATCGACAACCCAATCATTCTTGGGTCGGTGGACTTGGCGTTCATGGGTAAGGACTCCGCTCAAATGGCCGTTGCCCGCTGGGGGCTCGCCTCCGGCTGGCGCGACCATATGGGAATCTACCATCCGTTCTTTGACCGATTGAACGTCAAGAACGCCAAGCCGCGCCATCTTCTCCAAATTGACCAAATCCTGCCCATGCAGAAGCATGACGACACGGTAAGAATGGCAGAGGAGATTATGGGTCGAGCAAAGATGATGCAAATCCTGCCTGAGAACCTGATTGTGGATAAAACCTCAATCGGTCTAGGAGTCCACTCCCATCTAAACAAGGTTTGGGGAGCTTCTCAAGGCGTATCTTGGAACGAGAAAGCAACCAGCCAGAAGATTCTCGCCGAAGACCTATCAGGAGCAGACGAGCAATGCGAAGGAATTATCGGAGAGATGTGGTGGACATTCCGGCGTTGGATTGACCCGACCTGCTGCGCGATTTTAATCAATCCCATCGTCCCCGTTCAGCCTCTCAACACAGAGCTTACTTCACGCCGTCGTTCCACAGGTAAGGCAGGCAAAATCGTCGTAGAGAACAAGGAGAAATACAAGGCCCGTAACGGAGGTATGTCTCCCGATTCTGCCGATGCCGTCATCATGTTAACGCTCTTGGTGAGAAAAAATGGTGATGTCTTACCCGGTCTGGTTGAACAACAAACGAAAAACACCTCTCAGGAGGGTCAGATTAAGTTTGATTCCGTCAAAAATATCGTTACCCATCAAATAGACAAAGACGACTCGCTCTGCGAAGACGGGTCCGAGAAAGATGCGATGGTAAGCTAATGCTAAAACTTAATCCAGACCAACTACGCCAGCCTCACGGCGGGCACCATTACCTGATTCCGAACGGACCAGCCGTAAAAGGCGAATCCTTCAAAGAGGTGGTTCAGAAGATTAAGGATTACCGCATCAACAACGGAATTCCAGTAGGCGACCCGGAACAGGATGTTCTCTGGTTCTACGCCCTCCATTGGCCTTATATGGTGGAGCCTGACGTTCAGCGCAAGGCTCCCGAAGAATCCGAGATGTTTCGTTCTTGGGCCAAATGGGTCAGAAAGGCTTGGAAAACGCCGCCCAAAAAGACCATCACTACCAAGGAAGCGTCCATTAGATGGGATGTTTGTCTGACCTGCCCGCACAACAAGAAATTCAACTGGAGGGAGACCGACGAATCAACCGCGATTCAACAACGTGTATTCTTACTTCGTAGAGGGGTTGAGGTTCCGGAAGGTATCGGATATTGTGCTTGCCACAAGGCTGACCTTTCTGCTCTATCCTTCATTGATGGCCCGCAATCATTTTCAGACAAATCAAAGGAGTTTATCCAGCCCGAAGCCTGCTGGGTGAAATAAACGGCTTGCACACTTGAGAATACGGCAGCTTGTTTAGCCCATTGCTAGACAAGTGTGGGTCGAAACTCGGCAAGCCGGGGTTCCTTGTTCACCTCGTTAGTTTTTCTCGACCCGTTAGTAGGCTGCCTGAACCTAACCTAGCAACTTTCTTTTCAACAGAAAAAAGGACAAATATGGCCAATGACGCGCACGAAGTTAACCAAATGCTTATCCAACGAATGGAGGAGCTTTGTCTCTTCCTTCTTCCAAATGGGAAGCCTAAGGGCCATCACTGGATGGCAGGAAATCTCGCTGGAGACCCCGGAGAGTCACTTCAAATCACAATGTCTGGTGGGTCTGCCGGAAGATTCATTGATTTTGCAAACCCTGAAAACAAAGGAGCATCCCCTCTTTGGCTCTGGAGCAAAGTTAAGAACTGCACCTACTCGGAGGCTATTAGACAATCTAAGGCGTGGTTAGGAGTTAAGGACGAGAATTTCGGCATCAAGCGCCACAAGGACAAGACCTACGCCAAGCCCGAAAAGGGCGGCGTTCAGCTTGTTCATCAGGATTCTCCTGTCATGGACTATCTCGTTGGCGAACGCAGGCTAGACCCTGTGGTTCTAGCCAAGGCTAAAGTTTGCGAAAACCTCGAAGAAGACGCTATTGCCTTCCCGTATCTTGAGAAGGACAATGAGACCGGAAACTGGGTCGCCGTCCACCGCAAGTTCATTAAACTGGCCCGCCCTGACGGGAAGAAGGATTGCCATTCTACGAAGGGAACCAAGCGTTGCTTATTCGGCAAAAACCTAATTGATGACAATGTATCTGAAATCGTTATCTGCGAAGGCGAGATTGATGCTCTCTCATGGAATTCATGGTCTATTCCTGCTGTTTCTGTGCCTAATGGTGTTAGTGATTTTGAGTGGGTGGATATTGATTGGGACTGGCTTGCTCGTTTTGAACGTATTTATGTTTCTATGGATATGGACGAAGCGGGTAAGCCGTGCGCTATTGAAATCTGCAAGAGGCTGGGTATGCACAGGTGCTTCGTTGTCCAAATCCCCAAGAAGGACGCAAATGCGTGCCTACAGGCTGGTTTGACGGCAAGTGTGATGCTAGACTGCCTCAAGGCGTCAAAAGCCCTAGAAATGGACGAAATCAAGCGCCCTGACGATTTTAAGAGTGAGGTCATGGACTACTACCAGACCGACCCATCTCTTAGGGGAATTGAGACGCCATGGACCCCTGCTTTGCCTTGGCGCATCAGAAAGTCAGAAATGACCATCCTTTCAGGTTTCTCTGGTCATGGCAAGACCGCTGGGCTGAACCAGCTCATGCTCCATTGCCTAAGCCATGGATTGAAGATTATGGACGCTTCGCTTGAAATCAAGCCCGCCATGACTCTCTATAACATGACTCGCTGTGCTTTGGGCAAGAAGTATTCCGACAAGCCCGAGGTAGAAGCGTGCGTAGACTGGCTGAACGAATCCATGTTCTTCTTGGATTGTATCGGCACGGTGAACGTCAGCCGAATCATGCACGCCATGGAATACGCCAGAAAGCGCCATGGAATCGACGTTTTCGTTATTGACTCCCTATTCAAGTGCGGATTAAGCGGAGAGGACTACGCCGGGGCTAGAGACTTCGCGGATAAACTTACAACCTTCTGCAATAACACAGGTGCTCACGTCATACTAGTGGCCCACTCTCGCAAGACCCAGAACGGTAACGAGTTGAACGTCCCTTCAAAGTCTGACGTAGCCGGGTCTTCCGACCTGACAAACGCCGCTTTCAATGTCATAATCTGGTGGAGGAATAAGCTTAAGAAGCGTAAGCTAGACGAATGCAAGAACGTAGGCGATAACTCGTCAGAAGCATATAGGCAACTCCTTCTACAGCCTGATGGCAAGATAGTTATTGACAAGCAAAGATTCGGAGAGGGCCAAGAAAGCGAACTGTGGGTCTGGTTTGACCCCGAAAGTATGCAGTTCCACAGCGACCCCGGTAAGAAAATGCCGTATTTCGTCTATAAAAGCTAACATATTGCATTTATTGATTGACATTTCAATAAATTGATGTCTTCTCACGCCTAACAAAAGGATGCCCGACCTGTCTCCTCCCGGAACAACCAACCAGTCGATTAACAACTTCATCGGTAACTCACCCGATGTAAGTGACTCGCTAGAGGTAGAGAATCGTGTTATCAGCGACGTTAATCAGGCTGTTCAGGTGTGTGAGACGATGATTAACGACTGGAAGAAAGGCATCATCAATTCCGCTAGAATCACAGCAAAGATTAACGGAGAACGTCCCTACAATCAGAAAAAGCTAGAGAATGCAGGAAAGGGATGGAAGACTAACATATCGACAGGGTTTTTGGCGACGGAGTGCAGGATGGTGTCGCCGCGCTTGTATATGCCCCTCAAAACGGCAAAATACTTGACGGCGGCTAGTCTTCCCGAGGGCTGGCCAGATGGAGAGAAAAAGACGGGTGTGTTCAGAGAGGCAATCACAGAGACGATACGCAGTTGGCCGAAGTGGAACTTCTACGTTCGAGGAAAGGCCAGAGAAGTCTCCCACTTCGGCTTTGCGTTCGATTGCTTCTTTGACGAATATGAG